GGGTACGGCTGACGCGGCGTTGATTGGCGTCCGACTCGATGGCTTTTGCGCGCCAGTACTGCATCAGCTGCACGCAGCGTTTGCCCTCGGCCGATCCAGTGTCGCCTTTGATCAAAAGACCCGCCAGCATGCCCGCCAGCTGCCAGGATAGGGCCAGCACGAACATGGGCGGAAAGTGCACGGTGTCGGTCACCGCGCGGGTGTACAGGCAAACTGCGGTTTCTTGGTCGGTGTAGATCACCTGGGCGCCACTGGCATCGACTTCGATGGCGTAGGGCTGCAGGCTGTCGCTGTTGTCGTCTTGCGCAGTGGGCGAGAGCACCCCGCGCACCACCAACGCGTCGTTGGGCCGGGCGTAGGCGTAGTCCCATTGGTCCCATGCACTTGTGAGCTGCGCGAGCTGCGCCCGCCGGGACGCAAACGACCAGGCGTAGGACTCCAGCAGCGCATCGCGCGCCATGGGGTAGTAGCGTGCGCAGTGCTCGGCCTGGGCGGAGCCTTCAGGCGGGCTCAGGCTGGCCACGGTGGCGCTGTCCCCGAGGTGGCTCAGGGCCAGATTGGCAATGTCAACTTCGGAGCTCATGGTCTGTCCTTAAAAGAAGAAAGGGGGCCCCAGTTTCCCGTGGCCCCCTCGTTTGATGCTGCCCGGCGGGGCTTACACCAAGTCGGTTTCGGGCTTCACCGTCTTGGCCCCCTTCACCACCTTGACTTCTTGCAAGGTGTCGCCCAGTCGCATCGGCTCACCCTTGGGGCCCTTTGGAAAGTCGGTGTCGAATTCCTCACCGGCTTTGACCTGGCGACTCTCATGCGAGATCCAGCGGTCCACTGTGCTGATGTAGCGCGGCATGGTCTACCCCTTAGGCCACAGAGAAGCCGCTGGGGTAGTAGGACTTGGCGCCCTTACCCGCATCGGTATCACTGATCACAGCTGAGAACTTGCCCGCCGTGAGCGGCCCCGTGGCCACCACGTACTGCACGCCCAGATAGCGCCGGCCGATAGGCTGCGCCAGCAATGCGTTGGCGTTGATGCAAACGCCAATCGGATGGCGCCCCAGCGTCAGTTCGGTCTTGGCCAGCGGGCCCGTGCTGCCCAACACCGTGGGCGTGGCCAAGTCTGCGCTGCCCGAGGTGATTACCTGGAGTTCCACCGTGGCGGCACCTGCGGCCGTGGCGGTTTCGTCCACCGTGAAGATGGCATACAGGTCTTCGCCCGCGCCTACGTCGCGGTTTTGCGACAGGTCGATGTTGTTGGTCGACACCGCCGTGGTGGTAACCGCTTGCGCGGTCGAGAGTTGCAAAAGTGCGTCGGTCATCATGGTAATTTGCTCCTTAAGATACGAGGGTTTCAGCTTGCGAGAGCTGATCCACCCGGCGCACCGGGATGCCCATGAACTCAAGCTGGTTCATGTTACTGCCAAACTGGCTCATGGCCTGCTTGATGCCCAATGCAGAGGTAGATTTCTCCAAGGCCTGGATCATCAGCCCCTCCTGGATGGAACGGTTCGCGTAGAACGCGGCACGGCCCATTTGGAAGTTCGGTATCCGGGCGATGGCGCGCATCATCAGCTTGATCAGGTTGGTCGAAGCGGTAGAGGCCTGGCTGCCAGTGACGCCCACCCAGTCAGACACGTCGATGTTGGCAATGCGCACCACGTAGCGCCAGTCTTTCACCACCAGGCCAGCGTCCCACTGGAACAGCGAGCGTGCAGCTTGGTACCAGCCGCCAGCGGCGTCCTGCACCGACTCTTCGCCCAGGTCACGGGTCATCAGGCCAGCGCGCGAACCTTTGGGGAACGGGCTGAACACGGTTTGCTCACCCCACACCACCAGGTACATCGAGCTGTTGTCAGCGCCAGCACCGCCAGCCAAAATAACGTTGCCCCCATTGCCTGCTGCCGTGGAGCTAAAGCGCGTGGCCAAACCGCTGAAGGTCTTGAGGTCGGCGCCGACGTTGCCGTTGAAGAACTTGCCCACCATCTCCTGGCCCATGGCCTCGATGAACGGAGATTCTTCCGACAGGCGGAACCCGGCGCTGTTGCCGTTGAGCGTCAGCAGCTTGGCGTCAATGTGCGAACGGGCTTCCAGCATCGCGCAAGGCTCGGTGATCTGGGCCGTGGTGCTCTTGCTAGAGGGCACACCTGCGTTGTACTGGCGCCAGTAGACAGCGGGCAGGCCGGTTCGGATGGTGACAACGTGGCTGGTGGGCTGGTTCGCTTCGCGGTACACCACGTCTTCCAGTATTTCGTTTTGCTGGGACAGCATTTCGGCAATGGGGTCGATCTTGCCATCGGGGCCCATGCGCTTGGAGTAGTCGGCCAGTGTGAGCTGGCCCGCAGATAAAGTTGCCATTTTGGTTTACCTTTCAAGGGTTCATGTTGGGATACATACGTTGCGCTGGGCTTTCTGCCGCGCTGGGCTGTCGCTGGCCACTGACAAAAGAGTCTTGCCCTATCGCCTTGCCCGCCCGGTAAAACGCCCGGATGATCTCCGGGTGGTTGCCCAGGCCGGACTCTTTCAGCAGCGTGTTGAGCTCGGGCGAACCAAACTGAGCCAGGGCCTTTTGCGCCACGGCCACGTTCTCTGCCAGCTTCACACCGCCAAACTCTTTGTCGGTCTTGGCCTGCGCTTCCCACTGCGCCATCGTGTCGCTTAGCACCTGCGCTTGACGGGCTTGCATGGCCGGGGCCAGCTTGCCTAACATCGCTTGGGCCGCGTCTTGGGTCAGGTTCAGGTCTTTGGCAAACTCGCCAAAAGACGCGATACCTGCATCATCCATCACCGCGCCTTCGGGTAGCGTGAAGTCGTACTTCTCGGGCGCACCTTCGGGGGCTGTCACCACCTCGGGCGCATCGGCTGGCGCAGTGCTATCGGCGGGGGCGGGTGATTGACCTTCAATTGGCGCAACGGTAGCGCTGGTATCGGTCGGGGTCGATGCCGGGACGGGGCTTGGTGTTGCGTCCGCGGTCACCATCGTGGTGTCAGTCATTGACATTTTCCTTTGTGTTTTCCTTGACCATTACCGGGTACAGCTCGGGGCATTGCGCGTGAACACTGGCCAGTGTGCGAAGACCTTCGTTTCGATTGCCCTCGGCGAATGCCATTTGCATCGCGTTGGGGTTGAAAGAAAGCCGGAACACGCCCGCCCGGTCCAGTTGCCGCCAGATCATCCGACGGCCGCGCTTGCTGCCCATGAGCCACTTGAAATCGGCCGCATCGTTGGCAAGCTCCAGCTTGGCGCGGCTGTCTTTGCCGGACTTCGCCTCAAGCTGGCCTTGCACATCAAGTGGGTCGTAGGTACTCATGGGCGCAATTTACGTCGCGGGGCGCACGATGCGCGCACCCCCTACAGCCCGCCCGAGTAGCCGGTAAGCTGTTGCATCAGATCGGCGCCAGCATTACCGCCCGGTGTTTGCACCGAACCCAGTGCCTGCACGGTTTGCGCTTTGGTTTGCATGTCAACCATTTGCTGCTGGGCTGCTGCGGCTTGCGCGCGGGCTTTGCGGATCTCTGCCACTTGCGCATCAGGCAGCGTCACCTCGGGGCTGATGCCCAGCATGTCGGCGTATTCGTCGGCCCACTGATCGGCATCAAACTTGTCGAGCACGTCGGGTTTGATCTGCGCCACGTTGGTCAAATTGCCCACAAAGCGGTCCATGCCGTTGGTGGCAATGGCGCGCTGGGCTTGCGCCAGCACCGATACAAACTCCACATTCAGCGCCATACCCTGCAGCTCGGGCGGAGGTGGCGCCATGCGCCCCTGTTCGGCCATGGCCGTGAACGTCATGTCGATCAGCGGATCTAAAATCTCATTGTGCAGGCGCTCCACCACCGGGCCGATCATCAGCATCTTTTCCTCGCGGCGCTCGGCCACTTCGGTGGCCGTGATGTTAGAGCGGGTGTCGTTGGCCATCATCAGGAACAGGTCCGCGTAAAACCCGTTACGAATACGCTGGCGCACGTCCTGGATGTCGGCCAGAAGGTAGTTCAGTTCCAACTTGACTTCAAAGGCGCTGCGGATGCCGCTGTTGGGGGTGCTGGCGTCAACAAAGGTAATGCCGCCAGGCAACGTGTCGACTTGGCGGTTGCTCAGCGAGCTGGGCGCCTGAAGCGGGGGATTGGTCTGATAGTCAATGCCCTGGGCCTTGCGCAACTGTTCATGCTGCAGCTGCTTGATGTCGCCCAGCGTTTCCATGCCCGGGCTGGATCCGTAAATGTCGCCCCCCATCACCGACCAGCGTGGGCACAGCGCGGGGAAAGTGTTGAACCCGGACTCGCGCAAGTACTCACCGTCGCGTGCGCTGGGCTCGAAGTACACCGATTTGTAAGGCATGTTGCGGTTGTCGCGCTTGCTCGTATCTCGATAAGTGCGGGGCTCGATGCAGTGAATCACCGTCACCCAGGTGTCCAGCGCGCCACGGTCAAACGCGTTTTGTACCGACGTGCTGCACGCATCGCGGCCAAAGTCGCTCACCATCTGGCCCACGGTCATTTGAAACTCGCGGTACAGCGTATTGACCCGCCCCCGGTGGTCGGTGGCAATGGCGTATTCGCCCACAGTCAGCACATGGAAGTGAATCACGTTGTCGGCATCAGGCAACACCACAGCGGCCGCGCTGCCGTAGGCCCCGAGCTCTTCGTAAAGACTGTGCAGCGCACGATAGGTGTTGCTCTTGTTGAACACCATCTGCATCTCGCGCTCGGTGTCAGCCAGCCAGGTTTTGACCGCTTGCGACTCGTTGAGCTTCGGGTCGTTGGTAATCAGCCGAAACCACGGGCGCGCCGGGCTGGTCATGTTGCTCATCATGCCCGCGGCCAAAATGCGCAGCGCCATGGTGCCCGTGCTGTCGTAAATGTTGTTGTGCTTCTTCTCACCCCGGTTACGGTCCTGCGCAAAGTAGCGCCCCGAGCGTGGCAACAGGTAGTCCGATATTTCACGCCAATGCGCCATCCAGGAGGACCGCTCGTTCTTGAGCTGTTCCCACCGTGCGGTGAGCTTACTTCGCGGGGTCTGCTGGTTTTGTGCCATTTAGCCCCCGAGTAGTGTTTTCTTGCTTAGAGTAAGCGCCCCGGGGTCGACACCCGTCGGGCCGGTCAACATCGTGCCACCCACACCCCCCGCGGCTTGTGCTTTATTCCTGTCCATCGCGCTTTGGGTGCTGGGCTTTTTTTTGTTCACCTTGTTAAACGCTTGATCTGCGTCGTCGGCTGCTTTCTTGGCTGCAGCGGCTGCAGCGGCGCGAGCTTCAGCCGCTGCTTGTGCTTCCGCCCGCTGCTGTGCCAGGGCGTTGTCTGCCGCCAGCTTTTGCGCAGCCGCCTGGGCTTTGCTTTGCTCCAACGCTTGTTGCTGCGCCTTTTCTTGCGCGGCAGCCTGTTCCTGCGCTAGGCGAAGCTGTTGGGCCTGGGCGTCACGCTGGGCAGCTTGGGCCTTTTGGCCTTGGTCGTAAGACACGCCAACGCCAACTGCGCCAACAACAACGGCTGCAACAAAGAAACTCATGTCGGGACTCCCTCAATCAGGTTGATAGGGCCGGTCAGCCGCTCGTATTCGGCCCGGCTGTTGGTGACCAGCTCACGCTCGGCCTCTTCCACCGTGGTGGCTTGACAGGTGTGAAAGGTGGTCCACACCATCTCTTCGAGTACCAGGCCAATGCGCTTGACGCCCGCCTTTTGCACAAACGTGACAGGCGCAACAATGTCGGCCTCAGTGCCGTCGGCATTGATCACCCGCACCCGGCCCCGGGTCATGATGGCAATGGAGTCGTGCAGGTGGATGGCGCCGGTTAGCAAGGTGCCAGCCGGGACCGTGAACTCACGCGCATACATGCCATTGCAGAACCAGTTGCGCACGGGCGTGTCCACCTGGGGCTGCTCCTGCATCATGGCTTCCAGGCGGTAAATCTTTTCTTCCAGGGGCAGGCCCGTGTCGGCAGGCAACAGGGCCAGCACAGAGGCGTCTTCGAGCATGGGGGTTAGGGCAACGGTCATAAGCCTGCAATTTATGCGGGCTCACGGGCGATGCGCGCACCCTAGCGTTTGGCGTAGGGGTCGTAGTCGGCGCGCTTGCGGGCAGACTCAGCGCCAAAGCCCTTGGGCGCATCGAACTCAGGCACCGGATAGGCGAAGGTCAGCGCCAGCGCATCGGCGTCATCAGGGGACGCTAGGCCGCGCGCCTTCATGCCCTGCTTGCTCTCCAGCTGGATCTGGTCGGTGTTGGTGAACTGGTACTCCACGCTGGTCAGGTCCGTGGCCATGGCTTCGGACTTCTCCAGGCAACCCGTGGCCAGCCACTCACGCATCAGGCCCCACATCTCGGCGCGCTTGTTGAGGTACTTGCGCGCATCATCGGCCTTGCCGCCAAACTGCACCTCGACCGGGTCATGGCCGAGCTGGCGCAGCCTGTCCACCACGCCACCCCCTACCCCACCCCCGTCCACAAACACCACGGGCTTGAGCCCCAGGCCGCGCAAATAGTCCACATGCTCGGCCACCCTGGCGGCCAGCTGCATGGTATCAACCCCACGGTACCGCTTGGCCGCTATGCCTGCCGCGTCGCGCCCGATACGGGTGACGATCACGCTCTGGTCATCACCAAACCGGGCCACGTCCACCCCCACCGCGCAGTGCCTGCCCACCACCCGCTCGCGCACGGCTTCGCGCGCCATGGCCACGTCCACCCGGCCCCGGTCAATGAACTGCAGGCTTGACGCGTTGGGGAACACCCCCCGCACGCGCACCTTGACAAAGTCGCTGTTCTCGCCGTAGTCGGTCACCCACTGGTTCAGCAGCGTCTTGTTTGTAATGGCCACGCTGCGGCTGTCAATCTGGCGCGTGTTCCAGCGGTGCCGGTTCTTGCCAAAACATTCGGCGAAGGCCCCGGTGTTGCGGGTCGGGTTGCCAAACGCAAAGTGCATCGGCTCACCGTCGGTCTTGCCGCCCTCGGCCACTTCCCAAATCTTGGCCGGGATGGCGCTGGCCTCATCGAACAGGTACCAAGGCGTCGAGCTGGCCGCGTGCAGGCCCGCAAACGACTCGCTGTTCTCTTCCCGGCTGGTCTGTGCATCCACGCGCCAACTGTCGGGGAAAGCGTTGTGGGTCAGGCGCATGGCCCCTTTGCCGGTGGTGATGGTGAACCAGTGCTTGACCACCGACTTAGCCAACCAGGTGCTGACACCGGCCCAGGTCTTGGAGCTGAGCTGTTCGCCGGTGTTGGCCGTCACCACCCCTTTGCTATGCGGGCGGGTGGACATGACCCACAAAGTCAGCCAGGCCGCCATGGCCGACTTGCCAATGCCGTGCCCCGAGCTGATGGCGTACTGCAGCGGGGCCACGGCATCAACCCCGTTGAACCCGCGCTCGCATACGGCGCGCCCAATGTCGTCAAGCAACTCGCAGGCCCACGCATCCGGGCCAAAGGCGCAGTCGTAGACCAGATTCCAGGGGCTGGGCAGCGGTACCAGCTGCAGGCTAGGGTCACGGT